ACATCGTCGACGTAGAACACGCCCTCAGCCCAGGCCAGACGCAGTCCCACCGTCCAGTCCGGCTGCTTCCCCGGCTTGGCCTTGGACGCAGCGAAATCCCATGCCCTGACGCGTCGCCTGATCTTGGCCGGCAGGTTATCGACGACCTCGAAATCGCTGCGCTGGAACATGCCGCCCGACCGCGGGGCCGGGCGCTGCTGGAACTGGCCCGCGACTGCGTAAGAGCCCATCGGCACTTTGTCGCGCTCCACCACGTCACGGGGAAAGCGCTCGGGGAACAGCAGCTCGCCCTCGACTGTGCGCGGATCCTTGAAGCCGATCGACGTCGCACATGCTCGCTCCGGTTCGAACTCCATCGGCAGCATCAGATGCTCGTAGCCAAGGTGCAGCGCGAGGATCGTCCCGCTGACATCCTGCTCGTGCAGCCGCTGCATGATCACCACGATTGCCGACTTCTCGGGATTGCTGAGGCGCGTAGGGACCGATTCCCTGAACGTGCGAATGGTCGAGCCGCGCTCAGTGTCGCTGTCGGCACCGTCAACGCTGTGCGGATCATCGATGATCACCCGATCGCCGCGGCCGCCGGTGAGGCGCGAAAACGGAATGCCCTGCCTGAAGCCGGTCGCCGTGTTGCTGAACGACATCTCGCCGGCGCGCACCAGCTGCACATGGTCGCCCCAAAGCGTCTGATACCATTCCGAGCTGACGAGATCGCGCATCCGGCGATTGTCGCGCTTGGCATAGTCCTCCGAATAGCTCGAGCCGATGATCCGCGTCGCCGGCCTTCCGATTGGCCCCCATTCCCACGCCGGCCAGAACACCCCGGTCAGCAGCGATTTCATCGTGCCTGGCGGAATGTTGATCAGCAGTCGGTTGATCTCGCCGTTGGTGATCGCTTCCAGATGCTCGGCGATCGCATCTACGTGCCAGCCGTGGATGTAAGGGTTGGACGGCTCGAGCACATGCCACGCCTCACGGACGAAGCCGGATAGTCGGCGGCAACGGGCCCTGGTGCTCTCGGCCGTGTCGAGACGACGCTGGCGCTCAGCCTCCAGTGCGCGCCGCTCCCTCCGCCGCTCACGCTCCTCGAGCAGCGGCAGGAGCTGGCGCTTGACCTCAATGGGTAGTGATCGAAGGTCGGTCATCTTTGCCGGATTGGATCGCAGCAATGCGGGCTTCGATCTCTTCGTCGGTCATGTTGACGTATTCGACGCGGCCGCTGTGCTGCATCTGCTCCCGGAACGCTTGCACGTCGATGTGCTTGCCGATCAAGTCGAGCGCGCCTTTGGCTGCGGCGTAAGATTCTGCTTCTAAAGCCTTTTCATGCAATTCCTTGGCCTTCTGCAGCACCCATGCGGCGTCGATCTTGGTCTCTTCAGACCGCTTTTCAGTCGCCTTTTCAATGGCCTCCGCAATGTCAGCATAGGTCAGCAAGCGACTGCCTTGCTGCTTTGCCGTGTGCGGCGTGTACCCTGCGCGGATCGCCGCCTGCGTCGCATTCAGGTCGACCAGGTACTCTTCGACGAAGCGCTGCTGTTTCGGGGTGAGGGGCATGTCAGCGTTTTACCTTGCCGCCAGCGCCACTCTGTAGTGCCGGTACGTCATCATCTTCCGTCACCCAGCTCGCGCCAACGCTCAAATCTGCACCTGGCCGTTGAGCGCGAATGCGATCATTCCATTCGTCCAACCATTTCTTTCTCTGCTCGGCACTGCCACCCCTCGCCATCGTTTGTGTGACGCGCGCCTCGCGCTCCTCTCCCGTTTCTAGCGTGGTCAGGATCACGAACCCTTTGCTCTTCGCGAACTCGACCATCTGCGCCGCTGACAATCGCTTAGATCCCACCCACCAATCGCCGCTCGGTGTGGGTGACACGATGAACCCGCCGTTGCGAATGATGCGCAAGTGCTGGGCGGCATGCCGGGCGACGAGAATGCTCACCTTTCGCCGATCGCGGATCACGGATAGCGAGGCCACCTTGCGCGGCCGTGTCTCCACCAGCCTGGACGATCGCGTCAGCCATTTGCCTTGGCCGCGAAGGCATTTCACGTAGGCAGCTCGGCGGGAGATGAGCTCTTCCTTTCCTCGTTCGATGAGCCAGCGGGTGATCGTGGTCTTGCGGGCTCTGTACCAAGCCTCGCACGCTTCCCGTCCCTTCTCGACGAAGATTACGTCGAAATCCTCGGGGCATGGGCGGAGGGGTGGCCGGCCCTTAGGCTCGTGGAGAAGGGTCGCCATCAACGATTCCCCGCCGCTTGCTGAGGCTTGGCACCAAAGAATTTATCCGAGCGGATCCTCCCCGAGTAAGTTGCGGACTGCGTCCTCCGACGTGGGATAGGCGAGCTTACTAGGGCGATCGCTGCGCCATTCCAGTGCCCATCCGTCGGTCCTCTTGTCCCAGAATATCCGCTCAATGAGGCGAACGTTGATGAACCCCTGATCTGTTTCGAGGAATTGCTGAACCATCGTCCTTCCTTTCTCTTTGCTCCGCTCGCGCGCCAATCACCTGCGATGCGCCGGTGCGGTGCGCCGGTTGTTACCCCTTTAGGGGGCAACTGGCGCAAAGCATCTTCGGCGCGCCAATCTGCGCCAATCTTGCGCCGATCGCCGATGGTCATGGAACAGCCCATTCGCCGACCTTCACGAACTTGCGCAGCTTGCGATCATCGTTGATCTTTTCGATGATCTCGAACCGCCCGTTATCCACCCACTCGGAGAAGATTTTGCTGATGCGTTTGCGGTGGGTTTCAGCATCGAGATCGAGCACTTGGGCGATGACGTTTCCGACCCATTTATCCTTGGAACGCGGGTCCGCTTGCCAGTCGCCCTGATCAACTGCCTTTTGCGCTGCGATCAGATGTGCTGTGGAAATGCCTTCGAACAGCTCCGGCCAGACCCACGGACACGCCACCCCGACCTGATCGCTATTGTCGAGGCTGACATTGTTCATGCGATACCATGCCGCCTTGTCGGGCGGTGCGAGATTCGCCTTGTCGTTCTGCACCCTGAAGTAGAAGCCACGCTGATCCTCGGCGATGCCGGCGAGCGCCGCTTCATCGGGCGTCATGCGGTTGAACACCTGCACGCTGCGGGCGGCGTCGACGAGCGCCTTGGCCCCGCGAGCGGAGTCGGCGTTGCTCTCCTGGCCGTTGCCCTTGCGAACGTGGTGCACGAGGTTGATCGAGCAGTTGCATTCGTCGGCGAGACGGCCCCACGCCTTCACCACGGCATCGATCGCGCGGTTGTCGTTCTCGCTGACCTCGTGGCTCGAGACGAACGGGTCGATGATCAGGACGTCGATCTGCTGCTCGTGCAGCTGCGCCTTGATCTGCTCGTAGACGGGCTGGGCGATGCGCGCGCCGTACTCGGTTTCGGTGGCGATGACGCAGCGCTGGTCGCGGCCTGAGTCGACGAACAAGCGGCGTTCGACGTCGGCCGGCGCAATGTGGAACCACTTGGCCGTCGCGTGGATGCGGCGCTCCGATTCCTCTGCCGGATCCTCGAGGTTGTATAACCAGACGTTCAGCGGACCATCGTGTACTTCCACACCATATAGGTTACGGCCTGACGCCATCGCGAGCGCTTCGCCGATCTTGACGCTCGACTTGCCGGTTCCTCCTGCTGCGACGTCGACGCTGACGAAGCGCCGCAAGAGATGCTTGCCGTAGAGCCACATGCGCGGCGGGATTTCGCTCTCTGCGCGCCAGGCGAACGGGGTCGCCACGATCTGCGCCGGGGTGGGCACGGGCTCACCGACGGGCGGAACCTCGCGAATGTACGCCGGGATTTCGAGCTCGTCCTTCTCTCGCTGTTGCGGCAGGGCGGGGACAGGGCCGAAGCCTTCCGGCCAATCGTCGTCGGTGAAATCCACCACGTTCACGCCGCCTCCGATTTGACGGTTGCGGTGCGCGCGATGCTCAGCAGCAGATCGCGGAATGGAATAGGGGTTGCGGCGCGTTCCTTGTCGTCGCCACCGCCGCCCACTTCGACCATGACGCCGCGGCGCCGGGCCTTCTCGTAGCCGTATTTCTCGATCGCTTCAGGCGAGAGCCGGCGAGGAGCGCTGCCCCATCTAAGGCTCGGCAACTCGACGTGAGCGGC